ACTGGCTGTCAAAGTCACCAAGTTTGTATATGCAGCGCCATCTACGTCATACGCAGCAAGTGCAAGTGTGTTGGTTGCTGTTTGTGCGGAACGCAGCACTGTACCTGTAACAAACTGCCCATTTACAGTAATGGTGTCTGCTACTGCATCACCAAGGGTGGTGTTGCCTGTGCTGCTGAGCGTAGTAAATGTTCCTGCGGCGGCTGTATTAGCGCCAACAATACCATCGAAGTTGGCTGCGTTAATCCTTCCGCTTACACCTAAACCGCCTGTGATTACAAGTGTTCCTGTTCCAGTAGTGGTTGAAGCAGTACCTGCGGTAAAAGTTGTTGCGCCATTACTTGTTAATGTTGTAAATGCACCTGTGCTTGCTGTGGTAGCCCCTACCGACATATTATTAATCGTACCCACACCTGTTGAAACGAGAGTGAGTGTAGGTGTAGTGCTGGCTGTTAGTGTTATTAAGTTGGTGTACGCAACCCCGTCTGTATCGTATGCAGCAAGCGCAAGCGTGTTAGTCGCTGTTTGTGCAGACCGCAGTACCGTGCCAGTTACAAACTGACCATTGACGGTAATGGTGTCTGCTACAGCATCACCAATAGTGGTGTTGCCTGTGCTGCTGAGAGTAGTGAATGTGCCAGCCGCAGGAGTTGTAGCCCCAACAGTTCCATTGATGTTGATAGAGGCAGTGCCGGTCAGGTTAGTCACCACGCCGCTAGAAGGCGTACCCAATGCTGGAGTGACAAGTGTTGGACTGGTGGCTAAAACATTGCTGCCCGTGCCTGTGTTGGTCACACTCACCACGTTCTTGCTAGCGTCCAACGCCAAAGCTGTGGAAGCTGTCAGGCCAGATAGGGTGGTTGTGCTGCTAGCGCTCAGTGTGGTGAATGCGCCTGTACTAGCTGTCGTTGCTCCAACAGTTCCGTTTATTGGGCCAGCAAATCCACCAGCAGTGATAGTGCCAGTAACACTACCAGCACCACTAAAAAAGAAATCTTTAAACTTAAGACCGCTGCTACCAATGTCAACAGTGGCAGTGGTTTTAGGCAACATTGTCGTTGCAGAAACAACTACATCCTGTGTCGGCCCCACCTTAGTAATAGGAGCGCCATTGGCTGCACTACCATCATGGATATGTCCAGTGCTGCTATTAAAGGCAGCAGCTACTCCATCAAACTCTCCATCCAAATCTGATGCATTAATAATATTACCATCAGCAATATTGTTAACTGAGTCTACTCTTGCGTAACCTGTCATAGTTTTTCCTTAACGTCTATCGTGTGTTGAATACTCTAATGTAGCAGCATCCAAAGAGAAAGGAGGATCTGTGCTTTCTGATGTGAATTGCAGAGATACAGAGAATCCCGATCCTATTACCTGTGTCTCAAAAAGTTTCTTCAGTTTAGTACCGTATGTAGTTGTACCATATTTTGCTACGCTTGTGCCGTAGATTCCTACAGAAGATGTTACATTACTCAATGTAATTAGGCTGGGCTGAACACTTCCAACGGTATCAAAATCAAATTTTAAATTAGTGTTCACTGACACACTTCCCTGTGGGTCTGTGTATAAAAATAGCTTATACATTGTCTTTCTGATTCTTGCATCTTCCATAAACACAAAAGGAGTTGCAAAAGAAGCAATGATGTCAGAGCCGTCTAAAGTGTTTCCACTTTCCATTTGGTAAACATAGCCGTCTGTGTTAGCAAATAAAACAGTTTCTATTTTATTGTCGTAATAAGAATCAGCTACATAGGCTTTGAATCCAACAAGTTCTGCCCAAGAAATATTACTAGTGTTATCACTAGTCATCTGCGTACCTATGATTCCCCTAGAACTAGCAGCCTTAGTGTTTGTATTAAATCCCAAAAGCCTGTATTGAGACTTTTGTTTTATAACTACACTAGAGAAGCTGGTACAGGATGAAATAAGATCAGTCATTTCAGTCTGGATAGGTTTGGACACCAACCCTAAATTGAAATCGCCTACTCTGTCTGTCAAACCAAAAAGCCTTAATCCATCTGCGCCTAAGAAAATTAAATCTCCACCAATCTCTTGAATAGTATCTGAGGATATGCAACCAACATTCCTTGTCACTGGCTGTAAAACAAAATCAGAAATTGTATTTCCTGTTAGCTGGCTAATTGTTCTTTCAGTGAATATAACTAAAATGTCTCTAAAGACAATCAATCCAGTAATTTTTGCTCCTACAGAAATAATACCTGAGCCATTGGCAGCCGTAAGATCTGTATCAGTATAAGGGGCAGTGAATATTAAACTGTGTCCAACAGCAAAGAATAGTTGATTTTTATGGAAGACAACAAACTCGGCTCCTTCAACATCTGCAATGCCAGTTACTTCAGAGAAAGTTGTCCCATCAAAAATGAATGGGTAATTGTAGCCATCAACACCAGCAATTTTTTCTGTGGTTCCAATTCTGTATTTAGTTGTTCTTATTCTTTGTGCATTGCTTCTGTCTAAGGATAACCAAGTAACTGCTGCATTATCAGCGGGGCTAGAAGCTAGGTTGGGATTTATAGCTACAGTGGCTCCGCCACTTGCTAGTGTAGCGTTAGCCGTTACAGTATAAACTTTCTCTATACCAGCAACACTGAAGGTGTCACCAATCCTAGGAGCAACAGTTAGTCCGTCCATAGCAAGAGAAGCTCCTGTCTGCCCTGCGCCATTAACTAACACTGTCCCATAGGAAGGCTTGCTAATTTTAGTCCAAGCACTGCCTGTAGAGGAATATATGCTTCCGTTCCTGCAAGCAATAGCTCTGCTGCTCCAATAAGCTACACCCAGCACTGTCCCTACATGGGAAGTGAATGTGACAGCAGCTTTGTCAGCGGGGCTAGATGCAAGAGAAGTTGTTAGAGTTAGTGTTGCTCTCTTATAGCTGCTATCATAAGATACCCCACCTGTTGCTATGGTGTATGTACCAGCCACTCCAGCAATAGTAAAGGTTCCTCCTTCTACAGGAGTGCTATAGATGTTGGCAATTACTAATGTAGTTCCTGTTTGAGCGCTTCCGTGTACTAGAGGTTCATCATAGGCGGGAACAAAGCTGCTAGAGAGTTTAGTAAATCCCTCTATTCTTCTGTACCCGCCATTAATAGAAGGCTCAAAGTTTTTAAGAATGCGGGCGCTACCGGGGAGCTTAACACCGTGTTGTAATGGTGAAAGATTAGATACGAGTCCACCAGCAAACTCAAAGGCGTAAGTCTTCCAAGCGTCTGCCATATTATTTAACCCTGTCCCCGAAGGATCTAACGGAGTTACTAGCAGGAATAATCATGCCCGATCTTACATAGCTGTAACGATTGACGAGCATGCTACGCATACGCTTTATGCCTTCTTCATATTTCTGTTTGGACATGTTAGCAGATTGCTCATTGCTTCTGAACATATAAGCGTAGAACATAGCACCGTCTGCAATGACATGTCTGAATCTTTCAGGAATATCAGGAACATCATCATAGCTCTCTAGATCAACAGGTACTCTGTAATATTCATACAAGAGTTCATATGCTTGATCAGGGGCTGGAACAACACCGTATTCTAGGCTAGGTGTTTGAAAGACAAAAGTAGGAACTGTCCTTTTGTTTGTATCTGTGGTGTATTCGTGATCGATGTATCGGTCTAGATAGTCTTCGTATGAGATAGAAGACAGTTTAATTGTTCTGTTCCCAAGAGTGGCATCTTCTTTAATTCTAAAAGAATCATAGTCAATTGTATTTGCATCAGTAGGGTATGCGTATCTGATTGTTCCAGCAGACAGGGTTTCTTCTGCTAGTACATGATTGAAAGGCCACTCATAGTGGGTATGATTGATATCACGAATAGCTGTGTTGATTGAGTCTTTAACCTTAGCGTAGAATCCTGTGGCTGTAGAGAAATTGGAAGAGGTAAGCTCAACCTCATTGAAGCTCCTGTTTACTTCGTTAGTTAAGTCAAGAAAATTGTAAGCCATATTATTGTTCCTTAACTCTAAGTCTTATCACACGCTCTACAACATTTCCCACATTGTCAGTGATCTGGCAAGTAAATTTGTATTCTGTGTTATTTGTGCCTAGTCCAAGATTGATAGTGGCAACATCTCCGCTAATTGTCTGGGCTACATTCTGTATACCATTAACGGTATTGCCAGCAGTGATGGCTGTCTTAACGCCAGAAGAATTGTCCACATACCAAACAGCAGAACTAATAGTGGCAGTGCCTAACCATCTAGACCAGTCTACACTGAAGTCAAGAATTTCATCTGGATCTTTATTAGGCCATCTAAACGACATTATTTTTCCTTAAGCTACTAGCACACTTC